TGACTTAGCCACAGGCAAAGCTCTTGGCGAAAGCTCTAAAGACTATGCTGCTTCCCTTAATAAGATTGCCAATGACAAGAAGTTAAATTCTATTTCTAAGGCAGACAAAGCAACCCTTGCAAAGATTGCTAAGCTTCTACAGAGTGAAGGCAAAGATTGGGATAGTGGTGAATACGAATTAGATGAAGCTACTGAATCATTAGATGAGAAGTATGCCAAGTCAATGGGTTACATGTCAACTGACAAAGCGATTAATACTTTGTACGCATCATTGAAGCCTGGCAGTAATTTAGAGAAGTCTATTTCTTCTAGTACTGACAGTGTTAAGTCAGAGTTTAAGAAGATGAATAAGTTGATGGAGAAGATCGTTGACTTATGGGACGAGGTTGGTCAAACAATTGAGATGAACGAAGGTACTGAATCATTAGATGAAGATACCTTGACGGCATTAACTGAAGGCAAAGAACTAACACCTAAGCAAGAAAAAGAAGTAGCTGCATATCGTAAGTCTCACCCTGAGTGCTTTGACGATGAGGGCAACTACAAAGAGAACGTCGGCGAAGGCAAATTCTTAAAGTCTATTCCTGTGCATAACGGTAACAAGGATAAGAAGAAAAAGAAAAAGGAAGACGTTGAAGAAGCTGTTAGTGTAGATCGTAGAAGCGTCGGCTTTAAAGAAGCGTTGAAGCGTCAGAAGATGGCGAAAGAGAAGCGTGAAGCTGCTAAGATTAAATCTGCTAAGGAACAAGCCAAGACAGATATGGCTAACATCGGTGCTAACCATGCATATGACAGTTCTGTAGAATCAATTCTCGCAGCTGCTAATAGCAAAATCATGGGTGAAGAAGCTCCAAACGTTGTTAGTTCAGGTGCAGTCGATATGAATCCTACTGGTAAGAACAAGAAAGATAAAAAAGAAAGCCCTATGGCTAAATACGGATACTAATATGGAAAGCTTTAAAATATTAACAGAAGAATTACAACAAGTTCGCGAGGCTGCGAATGTCAAGTCTATTGCAAAAGACGCTGAAAAGTCTTTTTCTAAATGGATGAAGGGAGATTCATCAGAGTTTTTCAGTGGTGATGACGAAGAGAAGTACGATGCTATTGATAATGACATTGATGATTTTTTCAGTGGTACTAAGCTTAATAAGAACTTTGTTAGTAAGAACCGCAAAGCAATTATTAAAGCAATCATAAAAGAGTTATAATATGGAAAACTTTAAGATATTCAATGAAGCTAAAACTGTGGATGACGTTAAGAAACGTTTAGCACAGTTAAAGAAGAAGTCTGTTGGTGACCTGCGTAAGCAAGCGGCACGATATGATTCAGGCGCTGATCAAAAAGGTAACGATAAGAATGGAGCTATAGGTGATATCCTTCAAGCTGAATTCGGCCGTGCATTAATGAAGCAATATCTTAAAGATGATGTTAATGAAGCTAGGGTTGCACCCTCCGCCGATTTAACTAAGCCAATGACTAGAAGCCATGCAGCAGACTTGAAAAGAAGTTTGAATAACTCTGTTGATGGTCTTGATGCACTAGCATGGAAGTTACAATATCAATTTATTGGTGTTGATACTAAAGCTATAGCTCAATTGAAAGCATTACATAAAGATGCTTTGAAAATACAAAAGGCGGTTGTAAGTGCAATTGGCGCTGCTAAATAGGGGAACATCCTTTAAATTATTAATAGGCCTCTTTGTTATGGCAATATCCGCACCAACACAATCACAAATCAATGTAGTGTCAACTACAAGTGATTACTCACAAAAAGTTAATCTTAAAGAACAGGTCGGATCTTATTTAGATCAGGCCGTTACTTTAGTGTACGACGACATATTAAGATTTCAAGCAGCGGCTGCCAATCCTACCGCCGATATATCCAATTTCAAATACAATGCGTTTGAAGGCAATGCAATATGGTTTATGGATGAGTTGGTTGGAATAGAATCGGACTGGAAGAAGTATGCGGAGACTGGTATTGAAGGTAATACTGCATATAGCTATGTTCAATTTACAGATGCTTCTGTTGACACTGCAGTAAATATGTATGTCAATCATATAGAAAGATTCAATAAACGTAAAGATACAAGAAATTGGCAACCATATGGTATACCGCTAGGCACACAAATTGCAATACCTTCATGGGTAAACACCCTTAAGAATTCTAAGAAATCGCATAAAAAACAAATAGACGCATTATCATATGACCAGCAATTAGCTTTGGCCTTTGTTCACATGCATAAAGATAAGTCAAGGGATGCTAACTTTGTTCTATTGTCAACAGGTGATGTGACCGGAGCAAAGGATCTATATAAAAACAATCATCACACCAACCCTGATTTAAAAACATTACTTAGACTGAACACCCTCAATCAAACAGGTCGTGATATCGGTGGTAATATTATAGCCGGGTCTGATCCTGGGTTCTTTAGAATTCATTATGTGGCAGCACCTGAAATTGTTGTTAAACCAGTAGAAATAGTTAAAGAACCTCTCTTAACTGAAGTAGTAACAGCTGAAGTGATTATAGATTCTTGGTACGTCGCTGCTGCCAAGGCAATCAAGGCCTTTTTCGGTGATAAGTAATCATATAAATAAGTGTATACGGGATAAGGAAAGATAATGGCAAAACCAAATAGTAGAAGCACATTGCAAGATCATTGCTTAAGAGCACTCGGAGCTCCAGTAATTGAAATCAATGTGGACGGCGACCAATTAGAAGATCGTACAGACGACGCAATACAATTTTATCAAGAGTATCACTCAGATGCGGTTGTTAGAACGTATCTAAAACATGAGCTTACATCAACGGATATCACTAATAGCTATATTACTGTAGGTAATGAAGTCACTTCAGTGATGAGAATGTTAAAGATTAACTCTACTGGTGGTTCTGCATTGTTTGATGTTGGATATCATATGCGTCTTAACGATGTATTCATGGTAGGTGGTATGTCAAGCCAGATTCAAAACTACGAACAGAAGCTACAACATCTATCTTTGATTGAACATCAATTGAATACGGAAGAGCATATACGATTTAATCGTCATAAGAATCAAATTCATATGGATGAAGGCTTCGGTGATCTTGCTGCAGGTGCATGGATTGTTATTGAGGTTATGGCTATTGTAGATCCTGGCACATATACTGATGTGTATAATGACATGTACTTAAAGAAGTATCTTGCTGCATTGATTAAAAAGCAATGGGGTTCGAACATGATGAAATTCGATGGGTTCCAGCTTCCAGGTGGTATCACGATGAATGGCCGTCAAATGTTTGATGATGCTGTAGAAGAAATTAAAGAATTAGAAGAAGAAGTCAGATTAGTTTGGATGACACCTGACAACTTCTTAATGGGATAACTAGATGGCAACTTCGGTATATTTTAGTGGTGCGGTAAAATCTGAACAGGACCTTTATGAGGATCTTGTTATAGAGAGCATCAAAATATTTGGCCAGGACGTAGTATATCTTCCACGTGAACAAATAGCTGAAGATACTTTGCTGAATGAAACATGGAATCAGTACACTCAAGCATTCCCTATAGAGATGTGGTTAGAAGACACTGAAGGATTTGGTGGCGATAGTAACCTATTAGGCAAATTCGGTTTAGAGATAAGAGATCAAGGTACCTTTGTTGTTACTAAGCGACGTTGGGAACAGGTTGTAGGTGCTGTTGCAACTGGTACAGCATCTAGACTGAAACCTGCTGAAGGTGATCTATTATATATGACGTTAACCAAACGGTTATTCGAGATTAAATATGTAGAGCCTAAGTCTCCGTTCTATCAGTTAAAAGATCTTCCTACGTATACCCTTACCGCTGAATTGTTTGAATACAATGACCAACACTTTGATACTGGTTGGGATGAGATTGACCAGGTTGAATGGGATAACGCCACATCATATAGTTATCTTATGTCTGCTGGTACTGATTACACCCTCGGTGAGAAGGTTACACAGTGGACTGGTGTTAATGACAGTGATGGTGATCCAATCAATGTACAAGGTTATGTTGCTGGTTGGGAAACTGACGCTGAAATCAATCGTGTGACAATCATATCACCACATCAAAGCACTAACGGTGATGGTACATTTAAGACATTCTTTGTTGATGCAGATGCTAACCAAGCTTTGGTTGGTACAGAGTCTGGAACATCTTCAAATATTGTAACAGATGAGAGTGGAACTGTTAAGACGTTCTATAATAAGGATGTATTTGCCGACAATGATGAATTCGAACTTGCTGGCGATGATGTAATAGACTTCACAGAATCTAATCCGTTTGGAGATCCATAATGTTTGAGAATCATTTTTATAACGAAAGCACAAGACGGATGGTATCTGTATTCGGCTCTATCTTTAATGACATGGAAGTTGTTAAGAAAGATGCTAACGGTAAAATTATACAAAAAATTAAAGTACCTCTTGGTTATGCACCAAGAACTAAAGTGCTTGCTCGTTTAACTGAACAAACAAGTGATCCTAAGATGGCTATGAAGTTGCCTCGTATGTCATTTGAAATATCGTCTATGGAATACGATGCTAATGCTCGTGTATCAAAACATAAGAATTATACAAAAGTTATTGTAGGTGATACACTACAATTAAATAAATTAGGTGCTCCGGCTGTATATAAAGTTGGATTCGAATTAAATATTCTTGCTTCAACACAAGATGAAGGTCTACAGATGTTAGAACAGATCCTTCCGATGTTCCAGCCAGAGTATACAGTAACAATAAAAGATATTCCAGCAATGGATATTACTACCGACACTCCTATAATTTTAGAGAGTGTTACTTTAAATGATGATTATGAGGGTGATTTAGTTACGAGGAGAGCTATAATTTATACATTATCTTTCTCAACGCGTATTCGTTATTATAGAGGTTTAGGTAAGAGCAAACAAATTCTCCAAACAGAAGTTGATTATTCAGAGAATGTTGATCCTACGACTCATAAATTTGAGACACAAAAGATAGTAGGTACGAAAGTAGTGGGTGGTAATACGGTAGTTGATGATCCACCATATACTGAGACGATTAACTTTTTTGATACTGATGTATAGGAGAATACAATGGCGTTTGAATTTAAAGCACAATTAGTAAGAGTTGTTGATGGTGATACCATTGATGCAGATATAGAATTAGGATTTAATATATTCATGAGGGATCGCATCCGTTTAATGGGTATAGATACACCTGAGAGTAGAACAAGAAACCTACAAGAGAAATCTTGGGGTATGGCAGCAAAGCACAGGCTGATTGAATTATTAGCTGAGACCGATGGTGCATTTGTTTTACACACAGAAGAAATGAGCAAAGGTAAATTTGGAAGAGTACTTGGTACGATTATGATTAACGGTAAAGATGCTAATCAAAGTCTTATTGAAGAAAAACTTGCTATACCATATGAAGGTGGTAATAAAGACGAGAGTCGAACCAAGTATGGAGTAGTAGATTTATGGAATACAGATTATGAAAACCCACAGGAACACGATGATGACCATGAACATGGCGACGAACCAGAAGGGATTGACTGGCACGCGTAGTAAAGTCGATGAAGATTACGAACGCGTAAGAAGAGACTTATTTGATTTAGCGGGACAGGGTGATGAAGCTATAGAGCTGATGTTAGAACTCGCCCGCGAATCAGAACATCCAAGAGCATTCGAAGTTCTTGGTCAGTTAATCAAACAAAACGCTGAGATAGGCGAAAAGATCCTTAAACTCCACAAGACTAAAAAAGAAGTCGACAAAGTTGAGGCTGATGCACCCGCAGCTCTTGCTGGCCCGACTAATAATAATGTATTCATAGGCTCTACAGCCGAACTACAAAAAATGTTAAGAGATGAAGTAGAAGTTATAGATAATGAAGACAATTAAATACGATGGTCCTGTGTCGGTCATTAAGGCTGATACACTATATGAATGTTTAGCATGTGGAAAAGAATATACCGAAGACCGTGTACATGCACATGAGGATGCATGTGAAAAAATTCCAGCTTATTTACAATCTAGGGAAGATAGGAAAGAATGGGCTCACAGACAATGTGATCTAGAACAATTGGAATTAATATGAGTAGAGAAACTAATTATCTAGGTAACCCAAATGTAAGGGGTGCCGATGTAGAACACCCGTGGACCAAGAAAGAACTGCTGGAATACAAAAAATGTTTATCTTCACCACAGTATTTTGCAAAGAAATATTGTAAGGTAATCCATTTGGATAAAGGCTTAATACCATTTAAGCTATATCCGTATCAAGAAGAAATGTTTGAATCATTCGAAGATAATAGATTTAATATTGTTCTGGCATGTCGTCAGAGTGGTAAATCTATTGCTGCGGTAGCTTATCTTTTATGGTATGTTATATTTAAGGGTGAACAAGTAGTAGGAATCCTAGCAAACAAAAATGCTATTGCAAGGGAAATGTTATCACGTATTACATTGATGCTTGAAAACCTACCGTTCTTTTTACAACCAGGGTGTACAACACTAAACAAAGGTTCTATTGGATTCTCAAACAATAGTAGAATCATTGCTGCAGCAACATCTTCAAGCTCAATTCGTGGTATGTCACTTAACTTAGTATATCTTGATGAGTTTGCATTCGTAGAGAATGCCACTGAATTTTATACATCAACCTATCCAGTTATATCATCCGGTAAAACATCTAAGATCATTATTACATCTACCGCAAATGGTATAGGTAATATGTTTCATAAACTATACGAAGGTTCATTACAGGGCACAAATGAATTTAAATCCACCCGAGTAGATTGGTGGGACGTACCAGGAAGAGATGAGAAATGGAAAGCGATGACCATTGAAAATACATCTCAACTTCAGTTCGATCAGGAATTTGGCAACTCATTCCATGGCACGGGTAATACATTAATAAGTGCTGATATACTATTAGCGCTGAGAGCCGCTAACCCTATTGAGTATACGAATAATATTAAAATATGGGATCAGCCTGAGGAAGGTCACACATATCAAATGTTTGTTGACGTATCCAGAGGAAGAGGCCAAGACTATTCTACATTTACGGTCATTGATGTGTCTCAGAACCCTTTTGTACAGGTATGTACATACCGTGATAATATGATAAGCCCTTTACTTTTTCCTGATCTTATATACAAATATGCTATGCATTATAATGAAGCCTATGTTGTCGTTGAATCTAACGATGCAGGACAAGTTGTATGTAATGGTTTATACTATGATTTAGAATATGAGAACGTATTCGTAGAAAGTATGATTAAGGCCAATGCTATTGGCGTGACCATGACAAAGAAAACAAAGCGTATAGGCTGTTCTAATATACGTGACATTATGGCTCAGGGTAAATTAGTAATAAAGGATGAAGAAACAATAAGAGAAATGAGCACCTTTGTTGCTAAAGGGAG